CTAATGGCCAATGGGTAATACTTCATGAGCTTGTAACATTTGATATGGGCCTTGAGAGATTTGGTTATATGTTAAAAGGTGAATTAGAAACAAGGTTCCCTAAGTTTGATGTATTAGTATGGGGTGATCCGGCTGGACAAAAGAGAGATGAGATCTTTGAAGTTACAGCATTTGATCATTTACGAACCATTGGATTAGTTGCTAGACCAACTGCTACGAATGACTTTAGAGTTAGACGTGAGGCTGGTGCAGCTCCTATGAATAGATTGATACAAGGTAAGCCTGGATTATTAGTTGATAAAAGATGTAAGAGATTACGAAAAGCCTTGAGTGGTGGTTATCATTTTAAACGAGTACAAATATCTGGAGGTGAAAGATATAAAGATCAGCCAAATAAGAATGAGCATTCTCACGTTGGAGATGCTTTCATGTATTTATTATTAGGTGGTGGTGAACATAAAAGATTAACCAGGGGTGGCAATAGAAACTTTACACCAGCTGTAGCAAGTGCAGACTTTGATATTTTTTAATGAAAAAAAAATATTTAATCAAAGTATGGAAACTTGGGCAAATAGAATTGCTAGAAGAAAAAATAATAGAAGTAGAAAATGATAATTGGAAAGGTTTAGTTCTACACCAGCCAGGTACAAGAGCTACAGCAGAAGAGATAGATGAAACTACAAACATTAGAACAGATATTCAAAGTCCAGGGAACGAAGGTTAGTGTAATACCATTTAGGTCCTACTTGTTTAATATTATGGATCTTAATGAGTTTGATAAACTAAATTTATCACAGCCTAATTACACAGACTACATGGATGCAGCTGCTGAACAAGGTTATGGATACTGTGTTATTGATGATGGTAAGCCTATGCTATGTTTTGGAGTAGTTCCTTATTGGCCTGGAGTTGCAGAATTATGGTTGATCCCTGATAAAAATAAAATTTCAGAACATAAAATTAAATTTCATAAAGGTGCATTACAGTTCATGAAGTTAGTTGCTGATGATTTAAAATTAAAAAGATTACAAGTAACTGTAAGTTCTTTAAATGTTTCTGCTCTCAAATGGATAAAAAGCATATATTTTGAGGAAGAAGGAATTTTAAAACACTATGGTGTTGATGGTTCCGATTATAAAATGTTTGCGAGGTACTTTTAAAACTATGGGATCATTATTCAAAATGCCAAAATATGAACCACCGGCACAGATGGCAGAGAATAATAAGTTACTAGATGAGAGAGAGGCTAGAGCTGATGCTAATGAAAAAAAAGAAAAAAGAAAATTAGCAGCAAGATCTAGATCAAGAAGAACACAATCTAGATTACTATTTTCTGATGAAAATAATATTCCGGCTTTAGGTGTTACTACATCAATGACACCAGTTGACAGCATTGATCGTAATCCAATGAACACAGGAAGTAGGTACACATAATGGGAGGATCACCAATAAAAGTAATTAAAAAAACTATCACAAATGCATTTGGTGGAGGTAGCGATGCACCAGCTGTGTCAGCAACATCTGCAATACAAGATAGAAGAGAAGAAGTTATTAAAGAAACAGCACCTAAAGCTAAAAAATTAGTTAATAGAAGAATTAGAAGATCGAAAAGAAATAGATCTCAATTAGCTGGAGATTTTACACAGACAGCAGCATTAGGCACAGGAGTTAGAAATCCAACTGGTACAGGAAAGACTAAACTAGGAGCATAGATGGATAGAGGAATACCAGAGTACAAAAGAAATCCTAGATTTATAGATTTAAAAAAATCTTGCGAGTGTAAAGAAACTTGTGAATGTCAAAAAGAAAGAAAGAAGGAGGATGAATAATGGCTAGTGAATACCACACAACAAAGGATGGAAAAAAAGCTAAGAAAGGTTTGTACTATAATATTAATAAGAAAAAAAAATCTAAAGCTGGATCGAATTCTAAATCTAAATCGACAATAAGCGATGAGGCTTATGCGAATATGAAGGCTGGGTTTCCAAAAAGAAAACGTAAGAAAGGATTAGTTGCATAATGTATAAAATGAAAATGAAAAAAAAACCTACTAATAAAAATAAAAATCTTGCAGCACAGTATGGTGACAAGAAAAAAATTACTAGAGGTGATATCATAACTGCTGCAAAAAAAAACAAAAAGGCATAACATGATTATATTCGGACATACTCCTAGAGAGTGGAAGAGAAGAGCTATGTTACATAAAACTTCTATTATTATAGCTGTTGTATCTTTTGCTTTAGGAGCTACGATTTTTTAATGGTAGCAAAAAAATTTCAAGATCCAAGTGGTGGTTTAAATGATGCTGGTAGAAAAAAGTTTGGTGTTAAAAGACCACAATCATCTGGTAAAGATGGAAGAAGAATTTCTTTCGCAGCTAGATTTTCAAAAGTTAAAGGACCATTAATGAAAGATGGAAAACCAACAAGATTAAAACTTGCATTAAAAAAATGGGGTTTTGCAAATAAACAAGCAGCTGCTAGTTTTGCTGCTAACAATAAGGCTAGTGCATAATGCAATTACAACCACAACAAGTTTCAAAAAGATCTAAACAAGCATTCGCAGCTAAAGATAATTGGAGAACAATCTATGAGGAATGTTACCAGTACGCATTACCACAAAGAAATCTCTATGATGGATATTACGAAGGAAACGTTCCTGGACAAAATAAAATGTCTAGAGTTTTCGATAGTACAGCAATTCATTCTGTTCAAAGGTTCGCTAACAGAATACAATCCGGTCTATTTCCTCCTTACAAAAAGTGGTGCCGGTTAGAACCTGGGAATGATATACCGGAAGAAAGACGAGGAGAAGTTCAACAAGCTCTCGATTTATATTTAGATAAATTATTTTCTGTTCTTAGGCAAAGTAATTTTGATTTAGCCATCGGTGAATTTCTTCTTGATCTTTCGGTAGGTACAGCTGCTATGTTAATCCAACCTGGAGATGATTTAAATCCAATTACATTTACTCCTGTTCCTCAATATTTAATTGCTATTGAAGAAGGACCTAATGGTACAGTTGATAATGTATATAGAAAATTAAAAATACCAGCTGATACAATCAAAAGACAATTTCCAGATGCTAAAATTTCATCAGACTTAGAAAGATTAATACAAGATAAACCTCAAGAAAAAATAGAATTATTGGAGGCTGTGTTAGTAGATCCACAAAGAAAAGATTATTGCTATCATGTTGTCCATGAAAAAACTAATCACGAATTAGTATTTAGAAGAATGGATCAAAGTCCTTGGGTAGTAAGTAGATATATGAAAGTGCCTGGAGAAGTTATGGGTAGAGGTCCTCTAGTTACAGCAATTCCAGATATTAAAACATTAAATAAAACTTTAGAATTATTATTAAAGAATGCATCATTAGCTATTAGTGGTGTTTATACAGCTGCTGATGATGGAGTAATAAATCCTAACAGTATTAGAATACAACCAGGTGCAATAATTCCTGTAGCTCGTAATGGTGGTCCTCATGGTGCATCCTTGGCCCTCCTTCCTATATCTGGAGATTTTAATGTAACTCAAATTGTTATTAATGATTTAAGAATGAATATTAAAAAAACTTTATTAGATGATACTCTTCCACCAGATAACATGAGTGCAAGATCTGCAACTGAGATTGTAGAAAGAATGAAAGAGTTAGCTCAAAACATGGGAGCTGCTTTTGGAAGATTAATCACAGAAACAATGGTTCCTATTATCAGACGTACTTTACAGATAATGGATGAAAAAGGTTTGATACAACTACCTCTAAAGATAGATGGTTTAGAAGTTAAAGTTGTACCAATATCACCTCTAGCCAAGGCCCAAAACTTGGATGAGGTGAATGAAGTTATGCAATTCTTTCAAATTGCAAACTCGCTTGGCCCAGGTGGGATGGCTGAAATAAAACCGGATGCGATTGCTGCTTTCGTAGGAGATAAACTTGGCATTGCTGCTAAGTTAAGAAACTCTGAAGAAGAAAAGCAACAGATCCAACAACAAGCTATGGCTATGATGCAAAATCAAGCAATGATGCAGCAACAACCTCCTGGACAAGAAACTCAATCTCCTCCTCCAGAAGAACCAGCTATGGCTTTGGAAGAAGAGGTTAAAGCATAGTGGCAGATATTAATACCCCTGGATGGGAAGGAATAGAAACACTTGGCATTCAATCTAAAGACGATCAAATTGAATTAGATAAAGCCTATGCTAGAACCTTTGACACCGAAGAAGGAAAAAAAGTTTTAGAGCATTTAAAATCTAAAACATTAAATCAACCAACATGGGTACCAGGATCAGAAACATCTTTTGGTTTTGCAAGAGAAGGACAGAATTCTGTTATCCGAGATATTATAATGAGAATGGAAAGGGCTAAGAATGAGTGAAGAAATAAATGATAATGGCTTAACTGCTGATGCACCAGCTATGGAACCAGAGGTAGAAAATCCAGAAGATAATGTTGTACCTCATAAAGTAGATGAGCAACAAGAAAACGTTAGTGAGGCAAAAGAAACAAAAACTAATGCAGCAGAAAAACCAGATTGGTTAGAAGATAAATTTTGGGATAAAGAAAATAATGAAATAAAAACAGAAGATTTAAATAAATCTTTTAGTGAATTACAAAAACAATTTTCTATGGGTAAACACAAAGCTCCTAAAGATTATGATTTAGAAGTATTAGAAGATGTAGATGTAGAGAATGATGAATTATCTCAATTCTTTTTAGATTGGTCTAACAAATACAAACCAACACAAGGTGCATTTAATGAGTTAGTAGATAAATTTAAAGAATTATCAGTAGCACAAGATCAAGAAGATAGTATTGATGTTGCAGCAGAGAAACAACAATTAGGACCTAATGCAGATCAAATTGTAAAAGGTACTGTTACCTGGATGCAAGGTTTAGTAGCCAAAGGTATTTGGTCAGAAACTGATTTTGAAGAAGGTAAAATATTTACTGCTACTGCTGATGGTATCAATGCAATAAACAAAATTAGGCAATATTATGGTGAGCAAACAATACCTACAGCTCCTACTGATGTAGATGGACAGCCTTCAAGAGAAGAGTTATTTGCTTTAGTTGCTGATCCTAAGTACAAAACAGATCCAGGATTTAGAGCTAAAGTAGAGAAACAGTTTGAAAGAGCTTTTCCTGGTGAGGCTACATCAACCGGTCAAATATAATTTGTTAAAGGGTATTTACATTTTGTAAAAAAAAGATTAAATTCCGAATTGAAGATAACCGAAATTTTTTATTTGGCCTTCTGGCTGGTGAGCAACTACACCAAATTGTCAGCCTGGCTTTTTTACCAGACAACTGAGTTAAGAAAAAAACTATGTGTTAAACAAACAAAGGAGTGATATATGGCACAATCAATAACAAATGCTTTTGTCACACTTTTCGATGCCGAGGTAAAACAAGCATACCAAAGTGAAAGTTCATTGCTTTCATGTGTAAGGCTAAGACAAGGTGTAACAGGGCAAACGTACAAGTTCCCAAAATTAGGGAAAGGTACAGCGACAGCCAGAATACCACAAACTGACGTAACCCCTCTTAATGTTACTTATTCTCAAGTAACTGCAAGTATGAGTGATTACAATGCAGCTGAGTATTCTGACATCTTCCATCAAGCAAAAGTAAACTTTGATGAAAGATCAGAGTTGGTTCAAGTAGTATCGAAAGCTATCGGTAGAAGAATGGACCAATTAATCATCGATGCTTTAAACGCATCTTCACCTTCGACAGTTGCTAAAACTGTTGTTACAAGTGGAAGTGCTGCATCATCAAATTTAAACGTAGGTAAGCTAATTGCAGCAAAAAAAGCTCTTGATGCTAAAAACGTTCCTTTTGATGACAGGCATATTGTAGTCCATGCTAATAACTTAGCTGGTCTATTAGGTGACGAGAGAGCAATCTCAAGTGACTTTGCGTCTATTAAGGCATTAGTAAGTGGTGAGATCAACACATTTCTAGGATTTAATTTTTATGTATTAGGCGATAGAGATGAAGGTGGTTTACCATTATCATCAACCGACAGAAGTATTTTTGCTTTCCATAGA